TTTGTTCAAACATATAAGTTGCACCTGCTACTCCAATAACTACACCCACGACTGCTACTACTGTATAAATAACTCCAGATATTGCCATATTGCCTATTTTTTGAAAAAAAGGAACCTTTGTAAGTTCATAAGAATCAGCTGATGCTACTATTGAAGTCATATTTTATTTACTATATAATAAACATATTAAATAATTTGTATTTATACCGATGATATATTAACGCCTACGTCTTCTAGTAGTTTTTTTGTAATTTCTACCACCAGTAATACGTCTTTTATGACTAGACTTTCTCTTTTTACTAGAACGTCTTTTAGGTGTCTCTTTAAAATTTGACACAACTTCCATTTGTCCTATATGACTCTCAATCCAATTCATAAAACAATCCACATCACGGCGTTTATCGTTAATCACACTGTCTTCATAATTCTCCATTTTGTCACCCGATACATAAAGTATTGACGGAAATGCATTCGGTTGATTAATCTTATGAATTAGTGGCGCAAAATCTTTGTTAACATCTGCAACAATGAATTTATACGGTTTTTTCTTGCCATATTGTCCTCCTAAAGTATGTTCCAGTTTTGCCCATTCGGGTCTGGCAGCAATGCAAGGACCACAACCTTCCATATAAATTAGCATAAATACTGGTTTGCCGCTGTCTATATATTTATTTAATTTAGCTGCTTTTGCAGCATTATTTACGTGTTCAACAAACATTCCTTATAATATAATACAAGCAAATAAATTCATCCACCTTTTCCACCTTTGAAAAGGTGGAGCCAAACATCCTAATATGCTTTCCAAAATTTTAAACTAGTAACATAAATAAAAAAAATTAATTTGTTTGGCTCCACCTTTTCAAAGGTGGAATTTATAATATATATAATATATAATTATGACAACATCCAACTCAATACTAACACTATTAATAATTACAGTTTTTTTAGGCAGTTTGTATTTTTACCTAAATTACGACGCTTCTAAATTGTATGTCCGAGAAGGTTTAACCACGATGAATGGAGAGAACCGTTGCCCAAATGTTTTGATCCAAAAAGGTCCCAAATATTACTTGTATAATTCCAATATTGCCCAAGTACCCGGAGTGAATCCAATTGAGTTCAATAATTTAGAAGAATATACCGAATTTTTGGATTGGCAACGTGGCGCAGGAATTCGCTGTCCTGTTCTATATGTTCAGAACACATATGATATACAAGGCAACCGAGTTTACAAGATGAGACCGAGTGCAACTGAACCCCAAGGTGGCTTGCCACCAACAACACCAGTCCCCCTGCCGCTCAAATTCACAAAACTCGTCGACGCAAATCAGTCTGATGGTGCTTACAATAAGAATGGGTATCCGGCATTCGACCAATCATCTTATTATGTAGGTGCACTAACACCTTTAGACCAAATCGAGAATTCCAATGCAAATATGTTGTATAGTGATAACGCAATGGACCCTAATTGGGGTGGATCAAAATACACGGATGCTTTAGTCGATGCGGGTTACTATAAGGACAACGAAGTTAACATTTTTGTACCTTAAATACTAAATTAATGTTTGTCCAAATTGGCGACAACATCATTCAAAGAGTGCTTTGAATTGTACAATGTATTTAACTCGGCTAATTTTGTTATAACTACGTCTGGTGTATCATCTGGATAAATTGAGTTCATTTTCATAACCATCAACTTGTTAATAATGTCGTGCATTGTTACAGCAGTTTCACCGTAATTTTTCTTGTAGTCCTTGTTAGTAGCGAGAACCTTGTTACCCAATTCTTCGTGAGTCGCCTTTAGTTTTTCTAAATGGTCACCAGACTTATCAGCAACTGTGTTGGGACCCTTACCTGAATTAGCGTTGCCACTTGAGCTCATATCAGTCATACCTTCAACACTTTTCTTACTTCCAAAATAACTGTTTGTGATTATCAATAGTAATATGAATGCAAAAACACCTAAGAACATATAATATTACTCCTTCATTTATATATATTAGTTTTTATTTCCTAGATATTTTACAATAGTAGCAATTGTTGTTTTGCTTATTTTTCTTGATTTTCCATTTGCGTCAGTTGTGCTAATACCATTTAAACACTCGGGATCATCTTGGATACATTTAACTAGGTTTGGCAAATACTTGTATTTCTCCATAATTGTTAGTGCTGTTACCGAACTGATGCCTGGAATTTGACATAGCATAATTTCACCGATATTTTCTTCGGTTATATTATCCTTCTTAACCTTCTTCACAACGGAGCAGTAGTCTTTGGACTGAGATTGCTGTTGTTGTTCTTTTTCCAGTTCTAATTGTCCGGATTCTAAGTCCGGATTAGAAACCTTTGAAATATTGCTAAAATACGGTGTCTTATTAGTGTCCTTACCAATCTTATATGCCATATTGCACACAATGAACGCAGTCTCGTCCATACTCGTAGAACGCATTAGCGAAAAACCTTTGTAATAGTTGATTGAAAACATTGCAGAATAAAGCGTCTGCTTGTCAATTCGTTCCTTAAATGAATTGAATTTTGCTAAATCGCCTTCAATTAAATAGACAATATTGTGGTTATGGTGCGGCAACCCATTAAGTCTATATGATTGCTCCTCATAGCGACCATCTTTAATACTTGCGGCCAAATCAGATAACGATTTGCGTTCCACAATTACGTTATCAATTTGATTATCACCCTGATTAGTTGTGATAATAATATCGCCTAAAGGCAATGTACAGACTTCAATCTTTAAATCCTTGAATGCTGGCACTACAACTAACAAATCTTGACATTTCTTTATTAAATCACGCTCTCTTGTGTCAATTTTTACAATCATCATTATTAATAATGTAATAAGTATCTTATTAAATTATTTTTTGGCAATATACTTAATTGCTAAATCTATTAGTTAATATTTTTAATATCGTCTAATAGCTCTCAAAGCAGATTGAGAAGGATTGGAAAAGTTACCTCTGCAAACTAATCCAAATTGGGTGTTTACAGCACCAATCAGGTTCGGGTTAGAGGACAAAAACCAGCCAACCGTGGGGGCAAGTCCTGCCTTTTTGACACCACCACAATTAGGAAGATTAATAATAGAAGCCTGATTTCGGGCAGCCTTTGCAGCATTCATAAGCACCATAGTATATAATACAAAAACATTATTATTTTTTTAAATAGAAAATAAATTCCTTAATTGTTTTGTTTTTCACAACAATATATTAATTATAACGCCACATTAAACATAATTCTAAACCTACTTAAAGACGACTGCACATATTATGCTATAAAATGGCATCAGACGCAAAACTAGACGACGATATTATCAAGACCGAAGATGGTCTCATTTTCAACCCTTATAATCCATTGAACACTGAGATTACATTGAGCGAAGTTCAATATATTCTTACTCGATATGGATTGCCTACTAAAGTCCACAATATGGAGTTTTATCGGCGTGCTTTCGTACACCGGTCTTACACGAAGCGCCCGCATTTTGAGAACCTGCAGCAGAACATTACGATTGTTGAAAAGCCGAGTGATTGTCTTCCTTTGAGTAGCAAGTCCAATGAGCGTCTTGAATACATTGGCGACGGCGTTTTAGAACTGACCACAAAATACGAATTGTATCGCCGGTTTCCTAAAGAAGACGAGGGCTTTATGACTGAAAAGAAAATTGCAATTGTTAAGAATGAGAACATTGGCAAGATTGCTTACGAGATGGGACTGCATAAGTGGCTAATTATTTCTAGGAATGCAGAGGAGAAGAAGACACGAACCAATTTGAAGAAATTGGGCTGCTTGTTTGAGGCATTTGTTGGCGCATTGTTTCACGATTACAACAAGATGGGTATTAAGGACGATGAGGGTTGGTTTAACAATTTCTTTTGTACTGGGCCCGGATTCCAAATGGCACAGAAATTCATTGAAAATGTATTTAAGAAACACGTAAACTGGACTGAATTGATACGAAATGACGATAATTATAAGAACATATTACAAGTCAAGATACAAAAAGAATTCAAAGTGACCCCACACTACGTGGAAATAGAGCACGATGGAGAAGAAGGATATAAGATGGGCGTCTACTTGTGCTTAGGTCAAGCAATACATAATACAAGGCCATCGAATGCCATTAATATCACAGACATTAAAACATTCAAGGCGATTCAGGAGAATTATGCAAAGAATGGCAAGATATTTGTATTTATGGGTTCAGGACAACATAAGATTAAGAGGAAGGCAGAGCAGATGGCGTGTATGCAAGCAATAGACTTTATCAAATTGAATAACGATTTTGGACCTGAAGTTGCAATCCAAGAGAAAGAACAATCAAGTGAACGATATGAGGATGATAGTGAATAATTCTTCCACTTTTGAGAAAAGTGGAGCAAAAGAAAGGAGACAAACAAACTAAATAAAAACTCAAATTAGTAACATAAACGAACCAAATAGATTTTTTGGCTCCACCTTTTTAAAGGTGGAAAAGGAGTTGTATTTTTAAAATTTATATATTCAAATTATATAAGCGATGAAATCTACAATGAAACCTTTAGAAAGATTAAAAACAATGTTAGAAAAAAAAGATATAGTTGGACCAAATGTTGGTCTAAAAGTTGTATTGACTTCAAAACCAGAAGCAGCTAAACCTTTAACCGTCGTTTTGGAGGACGACACTGGCTTAAAAGCGATTGAATATTTGAAAGGTTTGCAGCAACGTAATATGACAAAAGTGTCGGCTAAATTTCCTGCACCCAAGGTCACTGTTATGGAAGCAAAGGCACCTGTTCTTAGCGAATCTAAGAAGCCAAGTATTGAAAAACTTAAAGGCAAAGTTGGGTTACAACAAGAAGCCGAACGTGTGGAACTTGTGCCCGAAGGTGGGCCGAGGTTGGAAACTAAAGCAAAGGCAGCAGCATTAGCGCAAGCAGAAGAGCCAGCAGCACAAGTATTAGAAGAAGCGCAAGCAGTCGCAGTTGTTAAACCCAAGACAGTTAATAAACGAATCCCTAGAAATGTTATTCCATTGGGTCCTGAAGCCAATATGGTGTTTGGCGACACTCCTTTGAAGGAACGATTGCCGCCGCCACCAGAATATGATGTCGCCGCTTCTAGTTACTATATGAATAACCGTGAAGTGTTTGTAAACTTCATTAATGGTCTATTTAATGAATACAAGGAGGATCTCCAAGACGAGAGTAAAAATATATCTTGCGAGGACATTGGTAAAGACACTGGAACAATTGGACTGCTTACTCATCAGAAGATTGTCCGTGATTATATTAACTTATACACGCCGTATAGAGGTCTGTTATTGTATCACGGTTTAGGCTCAGGTAAGACGTGCAGTTCTATTGCAATTGCCGAAGGAATTAAGAGTGGTGGCAAACAAGTAATCATTATGACACCCGCTTCTCTTCAACGCAATTATTTAGAAGAAATCAAGAAATGTGGTGACCTCATTTACAGAAAAAACCAGTTTTGGGAATGGATTTCAATTGACGACAACATAACCAATGCAAACGCTTTGTCTGCTGTGCTTGGTTTCAAAACGGTTGATTATATTCGGAGAAAACGTGGTGCTTGGTTAACTAATGTAAAGAAACCGTCTAATTATGCTCAGCTATCAACTACCGATAAGAAGAGTTTGAATGACCAAATTGACGAGATGATACGACAGAAGTACCGTTTTATTAATTATAACGGTTTGCGCCGAGATAGTTTCAAGATGATGACAGATAATTTCAAGAATAATATATTCGACGATTCGGTTGTTGTCATTGATGAGGCTCACAACTTGATTAGTAGAATTGTCAATAAAATCAACAAATCGAGTAAGTTTGCTAAACGAAAGAAGAATGATACAAACACATTGGCAGCTGAACCACTTGCAATTCAAATCTATGACTATTTAATGCGTGCCGAAAATTGCCGTGTTGTCTTGCTAACTGGAACACCTATTATTAACTATCCTAATGAGATTGGAGTTCTATTCAATATCTTAAGAGGCTATATAAAGACGTGGAATTTGCAATTGAAGATTGAAACTACTCAAAAAGTTTCTAAAGATACAATTATAGGTTACTTAGGAAATAATAAAAATATGGATTACATTGACTACAGTCCGAGTTCAAAAATACTAACAATAACCAGGAACCCATTTGGCTTTGAGAGTCTAATTACTGAAAAAAGTGGTTATCAAGGTGTAACAAATGAAAAGAAGGAGAGAAAGGATAAAGTTAGCGGCAAGGTTACTTTGAGTGATCGTGGTACCATCAGTGATGCTGATTATATAAGAGAAATTGTTTACACCCTCTCTAAAAAGAGTGATAATGGTATTACAGTTAACTCGTCACCAAATGGTGTTACCTATGAGGTTTATACAGCACTGCCAGACACATACGATGATTTTGCAAATCTATTTATTGACGACAAAACTGGCAACATTATTAATATCGAGAAGTTCAAAAAGAGAATATTAGGTCTCACATCGTACTTTAGAAGTGCACAGGAAGATTTGTTACCTCGTTATGATAAGAACTTTGACAAACATCCTGTTTTTATTCCTATGAGTGACTACCAATTCAGCAAGTATGAAGAATATAGACAAGAGGAAAGAAAATCAGAAAAGATTAAAAAGGGACCTAAGAAAACTATTGACAAAGAAGGCACATTTAAAGAGCCGAGTTCAACATATCGTATTTTTTCACGTTTGGTTTGTAATTTTGCTATGCCAACCCCTCCTGGGAGACCTATTCCTAAGAATTTTAGGAAAAAGGTTTTTACTGAACCCATATTTGGTCCTGACGGTGAAGTAATAGATGTACAAACTACGACTTATAGAGGTCTTGACGTGGTAGGTGTAAAAAAGGGCGACGAAAAAGATATTGCTAATGTAAGAGAATATTTTCAGGCAGAGAAAGAAAGAAGGGAAAAAGAAATAGCAGAAAGAAAGGCTTTAGAAAAAGATGTAGTACCTCCTGCTAATGAAACAATTGCTCAAAAGGGTAAAAGAGTGTTAGCCAAATCTAAACTTGCGTTAGAAAAGGCTCAAAAAGAACTTCAAAAGGCAGAAGAAAAGGCGCAAAAAGAGAGAGCAAAGGCAGAAGAAAAAGAAAGAAAGGAACAAGAGAAGGCAGACGCAAAGGCTTTAAAGGATAGAGAAAAAGCAGAAGAAAAGGAGAGAAAGGCTTTGGAGAAAGCAGAAGCAAAAAAGTCAAAAAAAGGAGGTGCTGGTTCTGATGATGAAGCAGAACAAGTGATTTGGAGCGGTGATGAAGAATCGGATAGTGAAGAATTAGCAGATGAAGAAGCTGAAGCAAAAGAAATTGGTGATGAAGCGGATGAAGGAAAAAGAGGTGGTCCTCAGGATAACGATGACGAATTTATTGAAATTGAAGGCATTAAAGATGTTGACGCTAGAGAAAGAGATGTTGATGAATTGGAAGGCGATGAAATATTAGACTCATATGGTGACGTTGAATACAAAACCGCAATTGCCCAAGCATATGCTGTAATCAAAAAATACAAATCTGATTTCTTGTCGCCTGAGAAGCTGGAAATATACAGTCCCAAATTTTTGCGAATGTTGCAGAATATTGAAGACCCGGAACACAGAGGTTTGCATCTAGTTTATAGTAATTCCGTTCAATGGAGGGTATCGGTATTTTTGCGCTTGTTTTAGAAGCAAATGGATTTGCTCATTTCAAGATTAAGAAGACAGGTATTGATAGCTGGGAACTAAATATGAGCGAGGAGGATATGGGCAAGCCAACTTATGCTCTTTATACCGGCACAGAAGACGCCGAAGAGCGAGAAATTATTCGTAACATTTACAACGGAATGTGGGACAATATCCCGAATAATATTGCAGAGCAACTAAGACTGAGAAGTCCTAATAATAATTTAGGTGAGATTGTCAAGGTGCTTATGATTACATCTGCTGGTTCTGAGGGTATCAACTTGAGAAACACTCGATATGTTCATATTATGGAGCCATATTGGCACCCAGTGCGTTCAGAGCAGGTTATTGGCCGTGCTCGTCGTATTTGCAGTCACAAGGACCTCCCTGCGGAACTCCAAACAGTTGAAGTCTTTATTTATATTATGACTTTCACACAGAAACAATTAGACAGTGATAATGCAATCGAGCTGCGAATCACCTCAATGGATAGAGGAAAAGTGTCACCGTATCCAATCCAAACATCCGACGAGAAATTGTTTGAATTATCCAACATCAAGGAACGTCTGTCATCGCAGTTGCTAACTGGTATTAAGGAAGCGTCCATTGATTGTGCAACATATACAAAGTCGAATACAAAGGAAGGTCTAGTTTGTTTGTCATTTGGAAAACCAAATACTACAGATTTTTCTTTTAATCCGGACCTATTCAAGGACGAGAATGATGCAGTTTCGGCGGCAAATAAAGTGACAATTGACTGGCAGGCAAGACCATTTACAGACAAATATGGCAAACAATATATGTTGCGTGTTGATACTAACCAGATTTACGATTATGAGAGTGTAGTGCAAGCACTACGAATACCAGGTGTACGACCGGTATTGTTAGGTAAGTTGGTTAAGAGCCGTGAAGGTAATTTTGAAATTGTTCGGGATAAAGTCTAGTTTCCACCTTTAAGAAAGGTGGGAGCCAAAAATAGTTCTCTGAGCTAAGAGCCAAAGTTAAGAATCAAATCATCCAAACTTTATCATATTATTTTTTATAAAATTATAATATAATAGTTATTATGGATAAATCTGAAGAATATATTTTGGATAATGAAATTCCTGCTATATCATTTATAAGAATAGGACAATCATTAGCTGTCAATGGAGAACTAGATGAAGAAGAACCAAAAGAAAAATCTGTGATTGAATCTAATAGTGGTAAAAAATAAATTTAAATGTCTTGTCTTGAACTCGCAATTTGCTTTACATTGCTTGACAATTCTGACATCATTGCAAACAGCGTGTCAATTTTCTTATTCATATCATTTATCTGTGCTTGCACATTGGGTTCTTCTACTTTCTTCAACTTGTTGAATATGTTAGTTGGTATACTGATGATGTCTTGTGCCTGAGGCTCCATATATTCTTCAATCGTCATCGTTACGTTGTTGCCTTCATTGAATGAAACTTTTTTTGAGGGGGAAGAAAGTTGCCCAATTAGAGCAGGTTCTTTTTCCAAATCATTCACGTTGACATTCACATATTTGTGTTTCCTTTGACCAATATCATTTTCTTTTGGTGGTTGCTGTTTTTCACTCCGTAAAGAAGTATTATTCGGCTTCAACCATTCATCTGGAGTTTGCCCTGTATCTGCATTCATATTTGTACTCATATTCATATTCGTATTAATTTGTTCAATATCAAAATTACGCTTGGCAATCGTCTCGGCAATAAGTGCCTCCATTTCCTTGATCTTACTTGTCTCTGCTTTATCCGAGAAATCAACTTCTTTGGGTTTCTTAACTGTTACTAGGTTTTCAAAGTCACTGCGTCGTTGGTTCACTTGGCTTTCAAACTCGGTTTGTCTTGCATTATGTATATCTTCAACCTTATAAGGTTCTGAACTAACAACCTCATCACTAATATTTATTAATTTTACTTGCGGCTGTTGGTTAATATTTGGAAACAGACGGTTTACTGCTGCAACTATTTGCGTCAAAAATATTTTATTCAAATTCATCAAGCCAGAATTTGGATTAGCTCTTGCTAAAAAAGGATTTATATTGCTCTCAAATACGGAGCGAACATTGGCTGTCAATGACGTGTTCTGCTTAGTAATATTTAATTCGTCCAAGAGGACCTCCCAAAGCATATTAATATTTTTGACAGTTTTAAACTGCTGTAAATTATTTAGGTTTGCATTTCCAGCTATATTCATTTTGTTAGTTTATATAGAATAATAACTTACTATTTTTTTAAACTTGTTTATTTATTAAACTTGTTTATTTATTTTACTTATTTATAAATCTTCATTGTAATAAATCTTTCTAAACTGCTCCATATATTTATCCTTTAACACGTGCGTCTTCAAATAGTGTCCTGTGATTTTATCCTCTAACATATGAATTATAAAAAAGAGCGAATAAATTCCACATTCTGTATTATTGTACTGATGTTCAACTGGATAATTTTGGTCAAATTTGAAATTGATGCGTTTATTGCCAGGAAGCGAGTGTCCCTGTTCTATAACTGTTTTTACAAATTTCATCACCTGTTTTGGTGCTTTATCACCAGCACTATCAAAGAAGAAGATTTCTCCCTTTTTAATATTGATGAACATAGATATCCAATGCTCACCACTCTTGTCGTGAGGGTCCGTGTTAAATATGATACCAATTTTGTTCTTGCCTTTCTTTATTTGTTCCTCCAAATTGAAATGACATAATTCTTCCCAGACACATTCGCCGTATAACAGATGTTCATCATAGTCAATTGGAGATGGACCAATAAAGTCAAAACAAGAATATGTCCTTTCATATTGGTTCATCACTTTAATAATATCAATACTAGATAGCCATTCATTGGGTCTCATTTTCCATTTTTCAGGCGACTCAGGTGAAAATGACTCGAGCAATTCTTTCTCCATTTTTGTGCCTTTTGTCATCTGTCTGACCCAACACGACTCCTTGTTGCAAATATTTGCATAATAATTTTTGAGCATATTCCATATTTCTTTAGAATCATTTGTTGTAATTGGCTTGTCAGAGTGTCTTGCATTCCACATATTGCGTAATTTATGGAGGTCGTCATCAGTATAACACGTATATTCGTTTACTTCATTCTTTCCCTTCGGACTACAATTTAACTTTACAAATGGCTTAATACTGACATCTTTTGTTTTGTTAGTTTGTTTTATTTCAATTATATGCTGGTATTTATAATGCTTATGGCTTTTATGTCTTTTACGTCTTCTATTTCTTCTTGTATTTATATTATTCTTATTTTTTATTCTTCTTGTTCTCATATACATTAGTGATATTTTTCTTTTCTTTAAGCTTTTTAATTTGGTTTTGGTTATATTTGACCTTTGTAAACCAATCCAGCGGCAATTTATTGATGTCTTCTACACCTTCTGAATGAACTGGTTTGCTTGATTTTTTGAAAACTCTTTGTGTTTTTTCTAATATTTCTTCTTCTGCTGCGATAGAGCTTGCGTCTTCGTCCTCTTCTTCTTCTTCTTCTAAGCTTGCGTCTTCTTCTTCTTCTAAGCTTGCGTCTTCTTCTTCCGCTTCGCTTATATCTTCTTCTCCTGCGCTTTCGACTGTATCTTTACTATCATTTTGAGCGTTTTCATTTGACTGGTTTGCTTTTATTTTTAAATAATATACACTTTTTTCAATGAAATATGTAAAACTATTACGCACATCTTGTAACAAATCATCAGGGAATTCATCATTTAAACATTTGGTAAATAGTTCATTTATCTGTTCTTTATAAATTTCTTTATCAGTCTTCATTGCATCTTGCTCCTTCTGCTTAATTTTATTATTCAACTTTTGTAATTGAGACTTACTAATTAAATAATTCAATGTAATTTGATTCACAAGGTCGTCTGACATTCCTATATTGTTAGTTTAAATTATTATTTATTAGTTTAACGAATAAATAATATTGATTGATTATTGATTTTTTTGTTGTGGTTTTAGGTTTTGCTGTGGTTGTGGTTGTGGTTGCGGTTGAGATTTTAAGTTTTGCTGAGGACTGCAAGTAGTCGGTTTTGTCAAGTCTTTCACGTGTTGTCTAGTGGCATTTTAAATAGACCAAATCCAATTTGGTCTGAGTTCGGATTCGGGTTAAACATATTGAACTGCTCAGTCTTAAATAAGTCAGGAAAAGGTTGTACAACTTGCTTATTATTTTGCCAATTGAATTTATACAGACTGCTTTGGCTACTGGGCACATAAGTTGCTTGGTCACAATTCTGTAGTGCGTAAACTTGCCCCCTCAAATCTGATTCACAATTTATATTAGACGCAAAACCCGACCAAGGCCCAAAATCATTACCAGGGTTGAATGTATGCGAAATATTATACGTAGCCTCCTGTTTCACTGGCACATTAATCTGCTTTCTAAAATCAATAACTGGTAGTGTAGCATATTTAGTAGAAACTGCCCTAGCATCTAAATATGGTTGCAATGCCTGACTAGGTACATTTCGACTATATGTCCTAGAATTCATTACATTTGCTCTATGTGATGCAGACCCATCATTAAAATCAAGTTCATTCATATTTATATATTTAAATATTATTATTTCTTTTATATGTTTAATTGTTTAATTGTTTCTTTGTTTGTTTTCTTTATTCGTTAAATATATAAATTACCAAATGTTTTTTTCAAAGGATATTCATAAATTTCAGACACAAATGTTTGATATTATTACAATTTTATCATTTGCGTTGTATATTGCAATAGCAATTGGCCTCTCTGCAAATGCTCCTGAATATTTAGATGAACTGCAAAGATACACTAAATTGTATGTAAGTCTCTTTCTAATATGGCGATTCAATCCATTCCGACGAGTTACGTTCACAGAACTAGACGGTAAGATTGCATTCAGTGCTGGCATCTTCCTACTAACAACTACGGCTTTTGAACAGATATTGAAAACTTATCTAAAGGAAATCAAGGCATTCTTTTAATCCTTTTCTTTTTCTTTTTTGGAAGCCCTCTTTAATGTCCTGTTTTTAAAACGTTTGTCTTTCTGCGTTTTTGTTTTGTTACTTAACAGCTGTTTAGCAATTTTATTGCGTCGATTAAAAAACATCTGAAGATGCTGTAGTATTTTTTTTGACAGTGCCGTATCAACTGACATCTCTTTTGTGTCCTTCTCTACATACGTGTAGTTATATCTTTTCATAAAGTCCAAAACATACTCCTTCATTGATGTAGGGTCGCCATTTGTAAGTAGCCCACTCGTAATAAAACGGTCCACAATTGTTGCAAATGACAGGTCGTGTTCATAAGCTTTGATATTGATGTAATACACATTATCTTTACTCATCCCAGGGTGATAAACGTCATCTATAAAGCACACATCGGTAGACAAGGGAACCTTAGTGCAGCGCATAAGGTCGGAATGAGTCTTTGAATGTGTTGTCCTACAAAGCTCTACGTGTTTGCCATTGACCTTGTATGCGCCAATAACTTGGTCAAACAAATTAGGCGCCTCTGCCTTGTCTTCAAAATAGGTCTTAATTTGAACCGACCACTCATATGGTCCATTATTGTTTGTATATATCATTATTTTGTAGCAATGCTTTGCTTTCTTTCGTTGCTTTAAATAGGTTAGGATATTTATTATATTTGGTCGTAAAAATTCTGGATACAAATCAAGCGTTTTATTGAAAAAGTCTTGATTTATATTGAAGTCTATATTATTCGTTTTTATATATCCTTTTAAAGCATCCCAAAACATACCAAATTCTGAAAAATATCCTAGGGTTTCATCTAAATCAAATACTACTATTTTGGCGTTGCAAGTCATAATATATATTGTGATATTTTATAATCAAAATTAAATAATCAAAATTAAAATATTGGGTATTATTAATATCATAATGTCCAGTGAACTAACAAATGAAGATTATATTAATATTTTGACCTACTATAAAATGGTCATTCCAAAGTCCAAGCGGCTCCTCAAGAAGCAGGCTGAAAATATTATGTCTGAAAAGTTATGTAGGTGCATCAAGAAGGTCAAGAAGTCAGACAATACAATTACTGAAGGGCAGGCCATTGGCATATGTAGTAAGACTATCTTCAATAGAAAGGGGTTAACACGGGGCAAATTTAGTTGTCGGAAAAATCGGACTTTGAAATTTAGACATACTAACAAATAAATATATCTGATTAATGTAGTTTAATTTTGATGTCTTCAAATAGTGCAAATTATTATGATGTTATTATTGTAGGTTCTGGTATTGCAGGGCTTTATAGTGCATATAATATCAAACAAATGTCACCCAAGACATCATTTATGGTCTTAGAGAAATACAAGAAGCAATGGATTGGTGGTCGAATCAATAATGAGGAGTTTTATGGTACGACAGTAGTGACAGGTGCCGGTATTGGACGCAAAGAGAAGGATTATTTGTTAGTTGAACTGCTAGACAAGATGGGTGTAAAATACAGTGATTTTGATATTAATATGAATTATATTGTGAAGAAACGTGTTGCAATTGGACCCATTGTTAAAGAACTTCGGCAAGAATATAGACGACAATCTGAGCCAGTTACTACATTTAGGCATTTTGCGAAGGGGTATTTAGGTGCCACATTGTATAATGATTTTATCACAAATGTCGGCTATACGGATTACGAAGATGAGGACGTTTACCAGACGCTTTACAAGTATGGAATGGACGATAATTCGGCTGGCTGGACTGGACTAAGCATCCCTTGGCACCAGTTGATCCAGAAATTGGTACACACAATTGGCTCACAGAATGTGCGAGCATCCAACAATGTTGAAAGTATTGTCAAAGTACAAGATAAACCTTGTTTATTTGAATTGACAACAGAAAAGGGTGTCAAATATTACTGTGGAAAGGTAATAGTTGCAACGACAATTACAGGCATTCATAAGTTATTACCGCAATATAAGCTTTATAATCAGATTAAACCGCAGCCGTTTTTGCGTCTGTATGCGAAATTCCCGAAGGCATCGGCGCTAATTATGCGCCAATTAGTGCCGACTTATACAATTATATCTGGTCCCTTGCAGAAGATTATTCCTATGTCTCTTGATAAAGGTGTTTATATGATTGCTTATTCAGATAATAAGAACGCACTAGTTCTAAAAGACCACTTAGAGAACAATATAAAAAATCGTGAATTCTTTTGTGACCTGTTGGAGAAGACTTTGGGACTGCCAACTAACACATTGCAAATAACCGCACTACTAAATTTCTATTGGCCAGTTGGCACACATTATTATACACCTTTGGACTATAAATCTAGAGCAGAATTTATCAAGAAGGCACAACATCCGATGCCAAATATGCTTGTTGTAGGTGAGGTTGTAGCAGTGAATCAGGGATGGACTGAAGGCGCACTAGATAGTGTCAAAAAAGTGCTGACCAAGGAATTCTTGAAGAGTGACAATTGTTAAAAAGTGTCAGTGTTTTGTTAAGTTGAATAATTAACTTAACAAATATTTACAAATAATTTAGATGTTGTCAATAAAAAAATCTAGCACGATCTCTAAATTGGCCAAAATTTATTCCTAAAACATCTCTATAAAATCCATTGCCAACATTGGTTCCATTTCTGGCATACCAAGCGTAAACACGTCTACCTGAACCAGCTCCAGCACCACTAGAGCCGTTGGCAAGCATTGAGCCAATTGTTCTATATCCATTGGACGCAGATATTCTGTAAGTTCTGATATTTCCGGTACCTCCTCCCATTTATATTCTAACGCAATATAAAAATATATTTAAATTTTTGTATTTTGTATTTATCAAATTATAGAAGAGATTTAACCAAGTAGTAACCGTGATATCCAATTGCAGCCATTCCAAGCATCAGTAATATTTCAAAGAATTTTCTTGACGTATCGATTCCAGTGTAACCAATATATACTAACAATGGACCAACAATTAGTGCATGAAAGTAATTAATCCAAGCACTTTGGCCAGCTACAGTCTTTTTATATGCTAAATAAAAATGATATACCATTAAAAATACACCTAAACCTAACAAGAACGGAAACATTATTTTGGGTATGCTTGTTGACTTAATGCCTACATATAGGAATAATGGTCCTACAAATAAAATGTGGAATAAATGTATAATCATCATTGCGTCTAATTTCATTATATAAATAATAGACAGAAATAATATTTCTTAATATAATATATATATATATGAATTTAAAGACCTTTAAGTATTCAAATGTACAACATCATATGCAAGGCGGAAAAAAAATGACACACAAAGTCCATATCAAAAACGGTAAGGGATATAAAAGTGTCACACATTTAAGACACGGGAAACGTGTGCATCATTCTAGGAAGGCATTATCGTCTGCTGAAATGGGACTGATTAAAATCGGCAAATTTATTCCTGGGTTATTTAAGGATGTAAGTAATAAAAATAAAACACGGAAACGTTAATCGTCTTCTTCTAAGCTTGAATCTGAGTCTTCTGAGTCTTCATCTGCTGTTGCACTTACTCCTTGTTTTGAATAATTTTTATTAGCTCTGGTATTTGCCTTTACTTCTTGTCTTGTTTTCTTATTTAATTGCTCTTCTGCTTCTAAATGATCCAGAGCACTTATGATAACCATTTCTTGGTCTGACAGTTTTTGAAATATAAGCACTTCGTCCATTTTAAATGTATAATGACGATGCATAAAATTCTTGCAAATAATTATCACATCATCGTCTGTTATTTTGATGTCGCAAATTAGTCCACATTGATTTAGCACTAAATTGTTTGGATCTGTAATACGGATCCATTTAATAAATGAGCCTTGCTTTAAATCACCAATTTCGTCCACATACTTGTAACCCTTTAGTTTTCTCAAATAGTTGATTAGCGTTTCATTGTCCAACATTAGTTCCTTCAAAATCTTCAAATTTAATTCCATTAGTTTTCTCGTTGTTAGATTCATTATGTTATCATTATTGACGTTATCTAACGCCTTTGTTAGTTTATTCATATCTAATTCGTTTTTATTCTTGGTTGTCATAATTTATATATTTAAATAAGTTTAAATATTATTTAAATATAATATTATTAATCATATGACATTTAGTTCTTGGTTTAAAAATATTTTTTGTTGTTTTAAGCCCAAAACGCTTTTGGATTTAAAAAATGAATATAATGCAATGGATGATAATGAAGTCACTGTGTCGTTTGATACGTCGCCACCTAGTAGTACTAACAAAAATAGTTATAGTCTAAGTGATGAAATTACTTATAATGATATATATAATAGGTAATTTTTTATACTTTTTATAGACACTTATACGGTCGCTAAGCACCTTTGGTTTAATACTTACAGTCGCTGCGCTTAACAGTCGTATCTATTTCATAGATACTTACCAGCCGAATGCCGAACCAAATGATCCTCCTATCATATCATTCGCTGCCATAACTCCCATTCCTTCCATTCCCGGAGTCGCCGCTCCTACCAAAGGATTGCTATCCTGTTGATACATATTGTTGTAGTCTGGTTGCTGTTGCGTTGCTGGCAACGAGTTGATAGAAGTGGTGCCAGGAGATGTCATCATTGGTGCAGTTGCAATTGCGCTTTGGCCTTGTGAAATCGGCTGTGAAACCTTGACATTACCTTGACCCTTCTTCTTCTTCTTTGAATCCTTGGGCCCCTCCCATAGCTCCATTATTCGGTCAACAATAATGCTAACTTTCTCACCCAACTTGGTCTGGAGACTGAGAATAATTACCAACATTGCTAAAATAATACTGGTTACATCAAAGTTGGCATATTTGACTCCGCTATACGTCGGAATAAATGTGATAATTCTGTGAATAATGAGTATTCCAATAAACATAATAAACACCTGACCCAAAATTTCTGCTAAAATTTCAACATTTCCTTTTTCGTCGTCTGCCTCGGGCACAAAGCGTTGCATTACTTTATTCATAATGATAACAGGAACAAGTGCGATTGCTGCATATTGAACAATATTTAACATATCGCTTTTGGAGTCATCATTGAAATTGAATACGTGCTTAAAAAATCCTGGTTTTCCGTTTGTTGACTTTGTTAATTCTTCTAAACTTTCCATATTCCTTATATAGGGTATAATAAGAAATAAAAAAGAAATAATATTAGTTAAAACGGTTCAAAATATAATGGCACAAGTAAAGGATTTTAATTAAATGATTCAAGTAAAAAGATTTTAATTAAAACAAGTTAAAAATAAATTGTTATTTAATCTATAAATAATAATGAACAGTAATAAAGAAGAGGAACAATATTTGAACCTAATTCGTGAGATTTTAGACCGTGGTACTTGGGAGGAAGGTCGCAATGGTAAGACCAAGAGTATCTTTGGAGCTTCGATGCGGTTTTCTCTTGCAAACGGTCAGATTCCAATTTTAACCACTAAGAAGACTGCTTGGAAGACGTGTCTAAAAGAACTATTGTGGTTTGTTCGTGGTTCAACTGACAATAAGTTGCTGCAGGAACAGGGTGTCCATATTTGGGACGGCAATACGACACGTGAGTTTCTAGATTCTCGGGGCTTAAACCATTATCGTGAGGGACTTATTGGACCAGGATATGGCTTCCAGTGGAGGCATTTTGGTGGCGATTATGATTCTTTGACTGCTGGAGTTAAAGATGGAGGAAGTTCAGGAGTCGACCAATTACAGCAGATTATTGATGCTCTTAAAGACCCTACGCAGCGAACAAGTCGTCGCCTAATAATGAGTGCTTGGAATCCTTGTCAATTAGACGAAATGGCACTACCACCGTGCCACATTTTGTGCCAATTTAACGTCCACGACGGCAACAAACTGAGCTGCTCAATGTATCAACGCAGTTCGGACGAATTTTTAGGTCAGCCAATAAATATAGCTTCATATAGTTTTCTAACACATTTAATTGCAAAACATTGCGGACTAGAAGCATATGAATTTGTTTATTTTATTGGAAATGCTCATATTTACGAAAATGCGATTGATGCTTGTAAATTACAAATTACAAGAGAACCATATCCGTTTCCTACTGTATCCATTAAAGAAGTGAGAGAGAATATAAATGAGTATGAAGTAGATGATTTTGAAATCATCGGATATCAAAGTCATGATGCAATTAAAGTTGCAATGGTTGCGTAAAGTGTATTTTAGACGCGTTGATTGCGTCTCTTCCTGCAATATCGTCTAGTCGGACCGTGTGTGAATTTACACGCCCCCTTTCTGGCGCACGGCGTTCTCTTAACCTTTCGGCACTTGGATGTTTTCACACGCTGCCGATATATTCCTCGATT